CCGTGCAGCTATCATGGGTGTTGATCGTTATAACAGCTCTGACTTCGTTGATGGTCGTGGTGTTCAGAACGGTCAAATCGGTACGCTCTATGGTATCGACATCTATGTAACCAGCAACTGCCCCACCCTCGAAACCGCTGATGAGAACTCAGTTGGTGACGAGATCAAAGGCGCAATCCTAGCTCATCGTGATACGATGGTTCTAGCTGAGCAACTCGGTGTTCGTTCGCAAACGCAATATAAACAGGAATATTTATCCACTCTGTACACCGCTGATACGCTATTTGGCGTAAAAACGCTCCGTCCAGAAACTGGATTTGTATTGGCTGTTAACGCTTAGTAGTAACTCTCAAGACTCTCCAGCGTATGCTGGGGAGTTTTGTTTAAGTGCATTCACTGAGTGTATTTAAACAAATAAGGAGATAAATTTTGGCTATTTATCGTGGACCCGGCGGATCCGGTGATGCTACTCAAGACGCAGCTAGTGAAGTATTACTAGCAGTACAAGCTAAAGAAGCAGCACAGGCTGCGCAAGCGGCTGCAGAAGCAGCTCAAGTTGCTGCAGAACTTGCAGAGACTAATGCAGAAACTGCTGAGACTAACGCAGAAACAGCGGAGACTAATGCAGAAACTGCTGAAACAAACGCAGAAGCTGCTCAAACGGCTGCAGAAGCTGCACAAGCGGCTGCCGAAGCTGTCTTAGTAGACCCTGACTTTCAAGCTGTAGTAGCGATTGAAGCAGATATTACGACTGTAGCAGGAATTGCTGCAGATGTCACAACTGTAGCCGGTATCTCTTCTGATGTAACTACTGTTGCATCAATTGATTCCGATGTAACTACTGTTGCTTCTGATATTGCAGATGTAACAACTGTAGCATCTAACATCGGCTCAGTCAATACCGTTTCAGGTATATCCTCCAATGTCACAACTGTAGCGGGAATCTCTTCCAATGTTACTACCGTTGCTGGTATCTCAAGTAATGTCACCACTGTCGCTGGTATTTCTGCCAATGTCACTACTGTTGCAACAAACAACGCTAATGTAACGACTGTTGCTACTAATATTGCTAATATCAACACTGTAGCTAATGATCTTAATGAGCCTGTCTCCGAGATTAATACGGTTGCTACCGATATTGCTAATGTAAATACCGTTGGCACAAACATTGCCAATGTGAACACCGTAGCTGGTATCTCTGCTGATGTTACTACGGTTGCTGGCGATTCTGCTGATATTCAATTACTAGCAGATAACATCGCTACTATATCTTCCAAAGCCAATTCTGGTGCAAACACGGATATTACTTCTTTAAAAGGTTTATCCGCTGGTACAGTTTCTTCTCCATCAATTAGCCCAACTGGCGATACCAATACAGGTATCTTCTTCCCAGCAGCCGATACTATTGCCTTTACAGAAGGTGGTGCTGAGGCGATGCGGATTGATTCTAATGGTCAAGTCAGCATTTCAGCAAACAATACAACTAACGGATTGCTCATTACTCAAACTGGTTCTGGTAATGCTTTGTTAGTTGAGGATTCAGCTAATCCAGATGCTACTCATTTTGTAATAGATGCCCTTGGAAAAATATCTGTTGGAAGCCTTAATCAATATACAATCGGCACAATCACACCATATAACCAATGGAATAATGCAGATAATCAATATGCAAGTATTGGATTAACATCATGGCAATCTGGAACTGGTACTTGTGCAAAGTTTATATTTGCTAGGGGAGATTCTGGAACAGTAGGAGATTTTTCTAATTCTGTTGATTCAGGAGATGTTCTTGGCTCAACGCATTGGTTTGGTTCTGATGGTACTGTTTTTGTAGAAGGAGCTTCAATTTCATCAGTAGTAGATGCTGCCCCATCCGCAAGCTCCATGCCTGCCCGCTTAGTATTCTCTACTACTGCTTCTGGTTCATCTACTCCTACAGAGAGGATGAGGATTCGTTCTGATGGCGCTATAGGTATTGGGGAGACTGGAAGTGCTGCCTCTCAAATTGCTATTGGTGGCACTATGGTTAGTGCATCTAATATAACCAGAGGCATTATAGTTAGAGGAGCTGTTCCAACAACATCAACAACTGAAATAACTTCGTTTTATAGCCAGCCTTCTACTACTGATGGCATTGGTGCTGTTGGTACATTAGCTCATTTTAACGCTGTTCAAGGCACTATAACTGGCGGAACTCGCACTGTCCCAACAAACCAAATAGGTTTTAGGGCAGATTCTAACTTAACAGGCGCAACAAACAACTATGGCTTTTTCTCCAACATAGCTTCTGGAACTGGTCGCTGGAACTTCTATGCCAATGGTACGGCTGATAACTATTTTGCTGGTAATGTGGGAATTGGCACTAGTAGTCCTTCTGCAAAGCTAGATGTATTAAAAGCAAGCACAACCACAACAGCTTTTGATGATCCACAAATTAGGGCAATCAATAGTGGCACAGCAACAGCAAATCAAAGAGTTGATATTGCAATGCGGTGGCAAGATGGAACTTATAATGGAACTGGTGGAATCTCCATGGTTCGTGAGTCTTCCACAGCAAGGAGTGGAGCACTTACATTTTCTTCTATTCCCTCCGATGGTAACGGCACAGAACGGATGCGTATTGACTCTAGTGGTAACTTTATGGTTGGAGCAACATCGGCACAGGGTCTAGCAAGGTTTTATAGAACCACATCAGGTGATGCCGTTACTGCTGAAAACACTAACAATGGTAGTCATGCAAACTTTGTCAGTCGTAGGGCTGGAACATCTGGTCAGGCTGTTTATTTTGACTGTGCTGGCAATCAGGCTGGAACAATTACACATCCAACAACCACATCTACAAACTACGGCTCAGGCTCAGACTATCGTTTAAAAGACAATATTCAACCATTAACAAATGCTTTAAATACTGTTAGCCAATTAAAGCCGTCTAAATGGGTTTGGAAAACAGACGGCTCAGAGGATAGCGGTTTTATTGCTCACGAACTACAAGAGTTATTCCCATCAGCGGTAACTGGTACAAAAGATGGAGTCGATGAAAATGGTAAGCCAATTTATCAATGTGTTGATACATCCTTCCTAGTAGCTACATTAACTGCTGCAATCCAAGAACTAAATGCAAAAGTAGAAGCACAAGCAGCCGAGATTGCTGCACTAAAGAATCCTCCACAACCAGTAACTGAATAATAATATCATGGCTGACATTAATCCTGTAGAGTACGGCAAGTTAGTAAACTCTGTCGAAAATCTAGAAGCTAAAGTAAACCAGATGGAGTCCGACATCAAGAAACTCGTAGCAATGGCTGAGAGATCTAAAGGTTCTTTGTGGGCTATCATGGGAGCTGCCTCAGTCTTTGGCGGTTTTATTACTTGGTTGGCTGAACTGGTATTTAAGAAATGAGTAGACCCCATTCCGTAGGTAAAAACCTAACTCCTAATACAGTAACAACAATGTTTACTGTACCGACTAGAAACATCGCTAGATGGAGTTTGCTTTATGCTTACAACGGCACATCTACTGCAAAGAACTTCAGAGCGTGGTGGTACGATGCTTCTGAGAATGTAGAAATTGCAATTGTTTATGACTATCCGCTTACTGCTAAGTCATTCTTAAAGTTCGATGGCTCAGATGTAATCCTAGACGAAGGCGATGAGATTAGAGTATTTATTGAGTCTGGAGCTACCCAGCCTGGTTGTGTTATCACAGTCGAACTAGAGCAACGCAGCACCGTACAGAACTTCCTATAAGGATTAACTATGCCACTCGCTAAAGGTAAGTCCCAGAAGACAATCAGTAAGAATATATCGAAGTTAGTAAAAGAGGGTCGTCCTCAGAAGCAAGCTGTAGCGATTGCATTACAGACTGCTAAAGTTAAAAAGAAAGGAAAATAATATGCCAATGGTAAAAGATAAGAAGTTCCCCTACACTGCTAAAGGTAAGAAGGAAGCGAAGCAGTATGCTCAGAAGACTGGCTCTAAGATGACCTCTAAGCCAGCTAAAAAGATGGGTGCTAAGCGTGGCTACTAAACCAGGACTCTATGCCAATATCGCTGCAAAGCGTCGTCGTATCGCCGCAGGATCAGGCGAGAAGATGCGTAAGCCCGGCACTAAAGGCGCACCGTCGGCTAAAGACTTTAGAGATGCCGCTAAAACGGCTAAGAAAGGTAAAAAATGAGCTTCTTTGTTGGGGTGTTGTTTTTCTGCGCTAACGGCGGGTGTTACTTCTTAAAGATTAATGACACTTTCGACAAGATTGAGCAGTGCCAAGTTGCGGTGCGTCAATGGGACAAGTACGCTAGGGAAAATGGTCTTGAAACCGAGTATGCTTGCCTCGAAGTTAATCTCAAGAGCAATGTATAATGGTTAAGAAGGTATATCAGAACAAAGAAGGCGGTTTAAACGCCAAAGGAAGGGCTTATTTCAAGCGAACTGAAGGCGCTAACCTCAAACCTCCAGTTTCTGCAAAAGAGGCTCAAAAGTCCCCTAAAGCCGCCAAAAGGCGTAAGAGCTTCTGTGCAAGGATGAGCGGTGTTCCCGGTCCTATGAAGGACAGTAAAGGAAGACCTACCCGCAAAGCACTGGCTCTAAAGAAGTGGGATTGTTAAGATTTTACTTGACAAAATAGTCAAATTATGATAGGATAACGCATGGCTTCGTATAATTATATTTCC